TTTGCGTTTCTGACAGTCATACAACTTAAAAAGTTGCAACCCATGATCTAGCGTAACAATGTAGCAATAATTTTCAACAAAGTATATTGGATCTTGAGAACACTTAATATACTCTTGAATTTCCGTAGGTGTAAATGTTACACTTACGTTTGCTGCTTTCAGATTCGCATTACTATTATAAATCTCAGCCATATATTAAAAGTCGTCCATCCATTTTTCTGAGGTAAGAGTAGCATTGGTTTCATCACCAGTTGCCACAAAAACTCTATTTGGATTACTAAAGTCTTCATCCAAACCAATGATAGCATTACCTTGTTTGATAACACCCTGTCCAGTAACAGCACCAAATAGACTTGTTTTTAACTGGAAATTAAGGGTATGTGTTACAAATCGTCTTGTTTGGAAGTCACCATCATATTCATCTGCAACCGTAACACTATTAAGAATAATAGGCACTTCGGTTTTAATATTCATTTCTGGTAATTGATTTATCGTCAATGTATATTCAGGTGTAAATGTAGGAAGTATCTGCTCAAGAATTTGTAGTCCATCTTCCTGAGTCTTTGTTAAAATATAAAGCGAAATATCGATATTGTATGGAACAGGAGTATATACTGTGGAAAGAGAATTTTCTCCTTCACCACAAGTAATTTGTTGCATTCTATTTAATTTTCTTGTGGCATCGTAGTTGTATCCAAGAATCTCAAATGACATTCTTGGTAAAGAAGTATATGTATAGTTTTCAAGAGTTGGGTCTTGCTCTAAACGAACAACCCATTTTTCTTTTGGTGCATATGCTAATGGAATTTGTAATCTTTGTATGGTTGTTCCGTTTACAGAGTCACCTTGTTTGCGATCGATATAGATGTCACTAAACAAACGACCAAATGCTACGATCGTCTTGCGAATAATTCCGTGATAAAATACGTTGTTGTTTAACATTTTATGCTTTTATAATTTGAATATTATCAAGTAGCAGTTCACCACCGATGACAGTACCAAAAGTAGAATCCCAAGAGCCAGCAATAAACACGAAGGCATAATTACCTTGTTCACCAGCACCAATAACTTTAGAAACTTCTGCCCAATTAGTACCTTGATTGACATTTGGACCAGTAACATCTAGTAATTGAATGTAGGCACCAGTAGATTGATTTACCAAATA